CTCTTACCCTATCCATTTCGCCAATAGCTACANCTTGTGTTTCCATCCCCGCCCTTCCTAACGGTGTCCAGTCAATGCTCAACGGCTGATAATCTACAACCTCAATTTCGCCATTTGTTTTGTGCTTTAATTTCGGAACGCCAAAGATAGAAACTGTCCTTACAGCATTGCCTTTGATCCAACGCTTCAAATCTTCAGCTGACTTATCAATCACACCTCGCACATACAACTTGCCATTTTCAAACTTTGCACCTACCCAATGTGTAACTGGCTCTGGGAACTCATGATCTACATCATCGGGTTTTTGATGACCCATAAATCCCGGAAGCCCTTGCTCATTTACTGTTCTTTCAATAGCTTTTAGTGCTTCTTCAGTGTAAAACCAGCCTCTTTTAGACTTGCCAACGGGTACTGCTACTACTACCTCCATCGGATTAGGGTCATTCTCTTGCAAACTCTTTACATCAGCCCATGGTGCGACTGGGATATCCTCAACCGCCATCTCGCCCATAACATCCATTTGCAACGGTACTGCCATTTCGCCTGCATATTCCTTTATCGTATCTGGAAGCTCTAATCCCATTGTTCGGTAATGCTTCGCCAAATGCATTGCCGCCTCCTTCTTCTCGCTCGCAGTTAAATTCGGCTCTGCCCTTGCACCAGCTAATGCTCCAACTGCCGCTATTACACCCCTACGATTAACGACTAATGTTCCATCGCTTCTTATCTCATGGTGTGGCCCCCAGCAATCGGCTTCCCTTAAATTCTCATCAACAGGAGCTTTGACTACCGCATACATCTCTTTTATCGCACTTGCAAGCCCTGAAGCTCCTTCTTCACGTGCTTTTTTGAATGTTTGCCAAATACTGCCTTTGTCTACATCCCCCCAATCACGTTCTGAAATCTCGTCGTTATTAATGGTAAATTTTGTCGGCACTATTTCACCCCCTTTCTATACTTTGGAAGGTATTGCCCTGTCTTCATGTCTCGGATAATCGGCTTCCCATACTTCGGGTTAATCTCTATTCGTGCTTTATCGTACCTCTTCTCAACTTTTATTGGACGTTCACCCCCATTCGTATGTTCCATTATACCACCTCAAAGTCACGCAAATACGCTCTTGCTTCCGCACCTAATACCTTTACCATATCGTCGACAATTGAAGTTCCAGTTTTCTCTTTATATTGTTTAACCAATTCTTTTATATATGCAACTTCCTGTTCGTTCAAATCACGAAAACCATCTTTATAAGTAGCATCTTCCAATATACTCTGCAACTTCTCTGCTGTTTCTTTATCAACTGCAAGCAAGCGCATCATTCGTGATATGTATCCTATTTTACGCATTATAGTTTCATCTTTCATTTTATCCTCCCTTTACCAGTTCGCAACTGTGGGTACACATTTATTTGTTCCACAAATATGTGTACTACATCCCCCAAAGCTTGCCCATCCTTTATGAACTTCTCTTTTTTAATGTCTAACACCCTATAATCGCCTGCACAAAGCACCTCATATTGCTCGGCATAGTGGCTGAACGCTGATACGTTTATCCCTTTTGCACCCTTCACATGCAATGCTACAAATCCACCTTTGTGTACACAATAAAGCTCCCCCCACTCCTTATATATTACATCTTTCTGCGACCAAGAACGAATACCTTGGGTAATCACATCCCCCACCTTCATTTTATCCAAATTCTCATATACATACAGTGGCTCAACCCTTATAAGTTCATTAACATATGGTACAGCTTGTTCCATAAGGTCAAGTGCTGTTTTAATCCACCTTACAAGCCATTTCTCAACGAAATTTAATTTTTTAGGGTTTAACCATTCCTCGTAATTACCAAGTGCAATCTCCGTGCTAATCTTTTGAATGATTGGAGTACCATCAATATATCGCAACAATGCATTAACAAAGTAAGTTTTTTCACTATCATAATCCGCTTTATAAATATCCTGAAGAATACCATTTGCATATGGAGTATGGTCAAGCAAAGCATTTCTTACCCCATCAGGCATTGGTAATGGCTCAAACTTTTTGAACTTTTCTTTCAAAGTTCGCACTTTTTCCGCTGGTGCTTTACGAGATGGCTTAGCAAATGTCCTTTGCCAATATTCCTGCAATTCGGGATCACTATCTGGATTGTCCCTGAACCTCTCTAACCTTTGCACAAATGCATTTGGGTCTTCCACTACCTCTGTAAAAAAGCACAAACAATTCGGATGCGCAGGCATTGGCGGAGCATCCTCTACTCGGTAAACACCTGGCCCAAACCCTTGGTCGGCATATGCTAACTCATCACAAATATCGTATTCTGGGTGTTCTGAACTTAATACCCACTTCACACCTCTACATGCAGGGTTATATGTCGCACTCTTTAACGTGGCATCACCATGAGCCGCTGATAACTCTGTCCTAACCAGACGCAACGACTCATAATTTAAGTCTTTCGGTAACCTCCTGCCCATGCGTTTCATCATATTAGGGTAGTCCTTTACTAATGTCCCTGAACCTTCTTTAACATACTTTGTCAATGCTCTTGCTATATCCACAGGGTCCATATTTGTTGCTATCCCTGCTGTTAATATCCTCCCTATCGCCTCTGTGGTATCGCCAGTTATATTCCAAATCCTATCGCTTAAATATAAACCACCAACCCTGCGATTCCACATTGCCTTGATAACATCTTCTTGCACTGAACCAAACACATTTTGTATTTTTCCAGCTACTTCAGGGAATACCTTTAACAACAAATCCGCACTAACTTTCTCGTTATACTCAACCCCAATGCCTACTGCCTTCTCGATACCTTTGCTAATGATATCTTTCTGTTTACCATTCAACGCCTTGGCGAAATCTTTCAACCCAGCTTTAACATACTTCATCTGTGCCGCTACATCGGAAGGCATGCCTTCTATAGAAACGCTCAAATCTTTGACCATCCCTTCCAATTCTTTTACTAATGCCTTTTCTGTAGCTAACTCGGTAGTAAGAAACTTTCGCCTATTTTCAAGTGCCCACCTATAATACGGCCCATTGAAACGCTTCAAATCCTCACGCCAGCTCATTACGTGCTTCTTCTATTGCCTTGTTAATCTCCTCTAATTGTGCATTCAGCCCAGCATTTTCTTCAAGCCGCTGTCGTAATATCCAACTCCTTATTATCCTCTCTCGCTCACCCGGAAGCTCTTCATTATCTGAAACATAACCTTGCATGGTATCCACATACTCGCTCAACAAATCGACAGCCGCATCCATACTCATGAAGCCACCCATCAATGCAGTATTAATTGCCTGCGTGAGCAAATTAAGTACCCTTGCATATTGCTCTTCATCTCGCTCGATTACTTCATCCCATGCTAACGCTACTGAATAGTCCTTGAACCTCTTCCCTGTTACCTGCGAATGCATTGCCAATACCATACGTGCAAATTGCTGCCAACTTTCTGTTACCATCTCACGTTTACGAGCAACACGCCTAATTAACAACGGGTATTGCTCTTTCACGCTCGCATGCGAACTTGGAGTGTGCACACCAAATGCAAACTCGGGCACTTCAGACACATCAACAATACAGTAAAATAACAACTCCAACAATGACCCCGCATCACCTATCGCTGAACTAACCTCAATAAACGACGCATCCTCTTCATTGGTAAAGATTAAAAGCTCATGACCTGTTAAATCAATTCTCGCTGGTCGACCTTGCTGAATACTTTCCCACGCTTCAGGGAAATTGTTTTTAAGGAAGCCGCTGACATCTTTTAACTGTAACTTCATCCTCGGAGTTGAATGCATCTTTGAACCTTGCAAAGCATGTAACATCACATCGTGGTACGCCTTAAAATATGGCTCTACTGCTTCCAACTCGGAATTGCCGAATAACTGCGTCTCTTCCGCCTCATTCTTAAAATGTATTATTGGTATGAAACCCCATAAATTGGGTTGCTCTCCCACCTTCAAATCTGGTGGTACGTCTCCTTCAGCTTGTGTTACAATGCTATCTGCTGTTACGATTTGGGTATAGTTATACTGCCTTCTTCCCTGATCCCACATTACCCTTGCCGAAATCGTATATGCTACTGGCTCATGCGTAATGGGATCCAACTCAATGTCTGCAACTTGCTCTGGCGGTATGATTGTGAAATCCACTGAACCACCAACACGCTCTGGATAAAGAACACTTCTCTTGTTATTCACATACAAATATAGAAAACAGTCTCCATCTCTCAATGTCAATTGGTGAACTCGCAAGATTCTACTTGTCCAATCCACGAGATAATCATCTAACACTGCCTGTGCTTNCTCATCCGCACACCTGAAATGCGGTGCACCCATAAACCCAGCTAATGTGTTTATTATTGGCTTCGCAAAGCCCGCTCCTAACTTGTAAGCTTCGTTTGTATTGTGATATAATTCACGTGCTAACTGATAATTTACTCGTGAGGTATTTAATGAATATGACGTGTTATAAGCATTGACAACCCATCCATATTGCCCATAATCAGGTTGCCTTAATTTTGATATCTCCCCTACTATCCACTTAAACGGATTCGCCGTAGATCTTCACCCCCCGCAAGACGTCAATCCCTTTAGGACTACGTTTTTCTATATTTTCCACTATGTGTATTATACCATACCTCAGCGCATCCATTGCATGATCATACTCTTTTTCTGGTTCTTCTTTTATTTGATCATTTACTTTTTTCCAGTGGTAACTCTCAATCTCATCCAATGTATTACTCAGGCCTCGGAAGAAGAACAATCTCTTTTCTCGCAGTAAGCCTGTAACTGCCGCTATGCCCTCTTTAACAGCATTATTTGCAGATATAGCATTAAAACCTTGCCTGCGCAGTTCTTCAATTAGCACTGGAGCTGAAGGATCAACGAATATGGTATCTATTTGTTCACCTTGTGATAATCTCGCTAGATCTAATGCCGCATCACGTGGTAGCTTTTGCCTTTCATAGTATTCTCGGTAAGCATAAACGTTCCCATCATTATCAACTGCCAGCCACACCGCAGCCATCGGATTGTTGTAGCCAAAATCCATGCCAATGATCCTTCTCCAATTGCTAGGCAATTCTAATGGCTCAATTATGTGTATTCCAGCATCAAAATCCTGATAAACCAATCCTTCAGGCTTCACGAACTCTCCCAAGTAAAACATTCTGAACATCCAATCTGGCATCGTTCTGCGTGCAACTTCAATCTGTTCTCGTGGATAGTACGGATTTTCTGCTGTGCCGAATTGAATAACATCTATGGCTGGATCTCCTTCCTTCCACCGATCGTAGATATCCGTCTTTAACCAATTAAGAAAATACGGTGTTGTTGTTATTAGAATTCTTCCTTTATGAAAGCCTACACGCCTCTGTGCAACATACCATGCTTCACTGCGCATCTGGCCTGCTTCGTCTAACCAAACAGCATTCACGTGCACACCTTCCATACTTAAAGGCCTATCCGCTGAACGAAACAGAACTCTGCCTCCGCCTTTCAGGTAGTAAACCTTTTCCATTGATTTATACGTTCCACCATGCCAATCATTCAGTATTTCCAACGCCCTCGGTAAAAGGATATCTTTCAGCATCGGATATGTGGGAGCTACAGCCAAGTAATCGGCCTTTACATCTTTCTTTATTTCTCTTGCCAGCCAGATTGAACCAAACCACGTTTTGCCTCCACCAGTGCCAGCTATCATTGCCACATATTGCGCTTCGCTATCAAAAGCCCTTGCTTGGCCTGGATGTAATTCGTATGTAAATTTAGGCATTAGTTCCCTCGGTTTGCTTGATTATCTCAATTATTATCGGCTCATCAGTTTCGCCTTTTTCAATGCTTGTAGGTTCGCCTCGGCTCAATCTTTCTAACTTTGTTGCTATATCTAACCACGTGGCCAAATCTCTGGGAGACAGAGCATTTACATTTATCTCTTCTAACCGTGCCTTGATCAGCTCTTGCATCCTAACTGCTAGCTCGGCATGCCTTCTAGACATCTCTATTATGGCCTGTTCTTGTTCCTTGCGTTTAAGTTCTTCCAGATACTGATCATAAGCTTGAACACGCTCCACCCAGTTATACTTGGACGACCACTTAATCAAAGAGCTTCTGTTCCTCTTGCCAGTAACAGCCAAAACCTTGTCTATACTTCGTTCTGAGCCAAGATCTCGGTATATACAAAATGCGGCATAGGCCTTAGTGGTTTCATTGCTCAATCTTTCCCATAACTCGCCCATTGAATTTCTATCTGCACCCCCTTCATACCTATATTGGTGCTTCTATCAGTATAACCTGCCCCCCATTAATGTTCTTACCTCATTTTCATTATACCCCATACGGTATAGCCGCTCTTCAACTAACAGTTTTAACGCACGGTTCAGCTTTGCATTTCCATGAACCTCTTTGTGGCATTCACTGCACAGCATTAGGCACGTTTCTACGCTTTCGTGCTCTCTTCTTCTACCATACCCAGAAATAACATGGTGTAACTGCAACTCGCTTGTTAACTTACCGCACAACTCACAACGGCCATTAGCACGCTTTCTAACTGCTTCGTAAACGTCATTCACCCGCACAAGCTCCACCCACACGACGGACAAGTTACACAGCCACTGTCATGCATTACTTTTGTTCCGCATTCTGGACAATACACATAATCGTGCGCACTCTGTCTCTTCATTATCTCTTGTTTCCTTTCTCTGTTCACAATTTCCATACTATCGGCTGATATAAACTTGTAATCACTCATGGATATAAACGTCCCCCTTTTCCTTTGATGTTATAACGCTAATCATCAAAACAATTTGAATTTATTGTCCAAACCTCATTGGTGCTACTATCCCCATTTATGTGCTTTGCCACAATAAGCCCATATGTTTCTAACTCTTGGATGGAATAGGCAATAAAACCAGTAGAATTATCGCGATTCATTTTCACATTTCTTTGTTCTTCTAACAATCCAGACTGTCTCATTTTATTCATGTCAACTAGTATCCAGTCTTTGACAGTATTATCTACAGTCCACATGTACAAATACCAATCGCAGTATCCTTCGCGCAGTTTTTCTATTTCTGTTTTATTGCCACGATTATATGCTCTAATAGTAAAATCCCTAAATCCTGTATCCCTTCTTACCCGTAAAGCAATACTGCTGCCAGTTAATACTATCTTCGCATCAGTAGCCATTGTCATATCTTCTTCTGGTGTAGCAAGACTAATTTTAACAATTTTACTTAGTTGGCTTTCTAATATTAGCTTGGCCTCCGCAAAATGCTTTTCTTCCCACTTTTTATTTTCTGCAAATGTGTTCATTGCGCTTCTTTCCCCCAGCTGTCAAATCCATCAATACGACGTCTTCCGAACATATCTAACCTACTACCAGCCGTAACACGCTTAACCATTTCATAGAAGTAATCAGGTTTGACACTATGCCCAGCCCGTGGAGCTTCAAAACATACCTTAAAATCCTTTAGGTCGAAAAATTCTGGTGTTCCTTTCCTTCCATATAAAATAAATTCGCAGTTATATTGCGGGAGTCCAAATGGTTGAAAGCCTCCTTGTTTATGCCACACAAAAGTACAAATATATTTTACTCCCCAGTGTTCAAAAATTTGAAAAGCGTCAGGCAAATATTTTTGTGTGGTCCAAAGCCAAATATGGCAGTCGTCCTTTGCTGGCAATTCTATATTTTTTATCTCATCTACGGTCATTGTAGGGTAATCAAATTCTACCTGATTTGGTGCAACATCACGTTCTATCTTTTTCATTTCCCAAGGTGGATCGATAACGATAACATCGTATTTTTTTGTGACTGGATTCACTGGCTTAGCGCTGATTTCTTCAAGCTGTTGTTTTATCTTCTCACGTCTGTGTTCCTGAATAGCTTCAGCAACAGTTTTCTTATTTTCAAGGTGTTTTGCCACTTCTATTTGCTCTTCTGGCTTTAACCTCGCAAGTTCAAGTAATTGTGTCGTACTATCCGCAATAGGAGTATTACGGATCTTCTCCTTTACTTCAGGTACAAGATTCTGTGCAATTTGAATGCGCCGTAGTAAAGTACTATTGGCCAGTCCTACCTCTTTTGCAATATCCTCCGTTGTTTTTAACCCTCTATCCGATAGAGAGTTAGTAGGATATCTACCATGGCTACGCCTTAAGCCCATTTCCTTTAAGATTTCATTTCTTCTTTGCAACAGTTCTGCTTGCTCAAGGACGGTTAAATCGTTACGTATCAGGTTTTCATCAATTTCAATTAGTTCGTCTTCTAATTGACTACCGCTGATAACTTTCCTCGCTCTACCCTTCCTGTCA